CGACCGGACTCGAACCGGTAAGCCTTGCGGCGAGACATTTTAAGTGTCTTGTGTATACCATTCCACCACGCGAGCGAACCTATTGTTTACAGAATAATTCCTGATGTTGCGGTCTGCCAAGCTTTAGCAACTTCTTCATCGGTTTCAGTCATAAAGATTGGAGCCAGGATAGTTACTTCATCAGGATCTACTTTACCTGTTGCAGCAATACCACGGGCAAATCCCATATTCTCACCTTCAAATGTAATTAAGCGTGGTCGATACAGTACAATCCCTGTTGCATCAATTTTCTCTAGTCGACCAACAAATTCACCTGTTGCGGTCATTACTGTTACAACGTCGTTCATAATTTTTCCTTAATAGTAATTGGTGTCCCCTGTAGGATTCGAACCTACGGCCACCTCCTTAGAAGGGAGGTGCTCTATCCAGCTGAGCTAAGGAGACGTAAACCTGTTTATAAATCTATATTAACATACTTTATAAGTATTGTCAATAAGTAATTTAGTATGTGTTGATAATTTTCTGCATAATCATTTGTGGCATATAGGAAATACCCATCCACAATGGCCAGAAAACTAAATTCATAAAAATAATATCTGACATATTGTTTCCTCCGATAATGCTATTCTAATCTATATTCTTAAGAATGTCAACGTATTTTTTAACCATATCGAAACTATTTTGATCTGCTTCAATCTCGTACCAACGTTCTCTATAGACTGGCTTATGTTCTTGGCACAAATTCTTACTTAGATTCTGTGTCATAAACTGCTTAACGTGAATCATCTCATGTGCAATAGTGTTATATATCTCAGTGATATTTCTATCTTGCTTAGACACCATAATCAGATAATCTTCTTTAGCATCTACTTCATAGCAAAGACCAAGAGCACCATCTTTAAATGGTTCGTCCCATCCTTCTACAGTGATTAAATCAGGATATACTCCAAGATCATCACAGCAGAAATTAATGAAATTAGTTGTGAGACTTGTGTCTAGCTCAGTAATTTCAATTTTCATTTCTTTCCAACTTCGTTTTCAATCCACGCGTCCATGCAGTAGTCGTCAGTGTATCGCGCAAAGGCTAAATTAACAATTGGCTTGATGTGCCACTTGCCATCTCTCCAGCGCTGATGCTGTACATAGGCTAATATGAAAATACATTCTTCAAAGTTATACATTAAATAACACCCAGTAGGTTTAGCACTACAAGAATAGCCAAAGCTGCACAAATAACAATAAACAAGTTTCTGACTGCTTTAAAAAGGTTATCAAGGAAAAAACAAATGAATCGAACTAACGGATCACCAATGAATGGAATAACACCAATAATTCTCATAAGTACTTTAAACGTTCCACCGACTAATTTACCAAACATAATATATATCCTTTACGCAAAAATAAGTACAGCTGCAAAAAGCAGTGCTACCATAATAATACCCTGAAACAGTATAGCTGCGAACTGCTTAGGAAGAGACTCCTTAACCTTAACACCGCATCCAACAGTATCACATACCCAAACTTTTTTCGTTCGCTTGTACTGGCGTTTTGAATTGCCAGAGATCCAGTTGTTCACTTGTTTAGAAGCGTTCTTCCCACCAAGTAATGATCCTGCAATTGCTCGTTTTGATAAACCAGCTTCTGAAGAACCGCTATTATATTCAACTGATACTTGCTTCATGTTTGGTTGAATAGATTTCCAACCGCATTGTGTACAAGTTCTATTTGCATAAGTAGCCATAATATTGCCTTTGTTCTGATTACTTTTCTATTATATTCTTTAGTTAAACATTTGTCAACAGTTATTATGAATTAATTTCATTTAAATCTGTTTCAAATTGTGACTTAGGAGTTTCTTTCTTCCAGAATTTTAATTGCTTTTCAGCTTCTTTAATATCCTTGGCTAGTTCCTTTACCATCTCGTCTGTAAGACTCATAATGTTAATACGAAGTAGACGATCAGCATCATCATCGATAAGCTCAATATTAGCAGCTGACATCTGAACAATAACATCTTTCTTCTTCTTATTCTTAAAGATGATCTTATCATCAAGAACAGCTTGGATGAATTGCATTTTAACATTCAACCAACGTGCTGATGCAAGAGCTTCTGCTTGGCGAAGATCAACACGCGCTTGTAGTATACCAAGACGATAATCACAAAAGTCTTTAATCAACTCACGTTCATCTTTGTATTCACGAAGCTTGCCATCGAAGTCAATCACTGTAAGGTTTTCGCTAAGCGGCTTGCTTAGTTTAAACTTTGAGATAATCTTAGCGTCATTCCAACTGGCTGATGAGTTTTGTTTAAGCTTAACTTCAAACGAGAAGCCAGACTTATCACAAAGATCATCATATCCTACAATGTCACCTTCTTCTTCCAATTTGTCAAGGATCTTAATATAAGACTCACGATCAAATCCGTATGGTACTTCAGTAATTTCCATTACTGTTTTTGATTTCTTTTCAAACTTACCAAACACGTTAAAGCGTTCTTCAACAGAGTTATAAACAGTCTTACCTTTGAACTCAGGGAAGGACACTGGGAGCTTCTTAGCAATAGTACCGCTCGACAAGTACTCACGAACTGCACCAGAGAGTGACTTTAAGCTTCGTGGAAGGATGTTTGTAGCAAAGCCTGTGGCAATACCCTTTGTACCATTGGCTAACACTAGTGGTATTACTGGTACATAGAACGATGGTGGTTCGTGTTCTGGATCATCATGCGTAGGTGCAAGATCAATATCGCGAATATACTTTTCAAAGTTTCCACTTAGACGTGTATATACATAACGGGCTGCACCAGCTTCTTGAATTAGTCGAGTACCAAAGGAACCTCTACCTTCGACTAAACAGATGTTGTTGTTCCACGTTGCCGCCATCAATTGTCCTGCACCTGCCGCAGACGCCTCACCGTGGTTATATCCATAGTCAGAAATAATACCAGCAACCGCGGATACTTTCTTGAAGTCTCGCTTAGAGTTGATAATAGACGAGTAAAGGTAGAATCGTTGAACAGGCTTTAGTCCGTCAATCATATTAGGAATCGCTCTTGATTCCACAGTATACATTGCAAAAGACTTCCACTCGTTAGACGCTACTTTACTAATTGGATAATCGCCAAGTGACGGCTTACTTACTTCTTCAGATATGAACTGATCTAAACTCATAATGATTCCGGTTCCTTATTTAATATATTACTATACTACACTAGTTATTGTGGACTGTCAACAGTTGTTTTGATTTTAACTAAAATATTTTTTTCTTTTGCAACACGTTCTTTTTTAGTTAGTTGCTGCCCCCAAGTATTATTGCTGATTCCAAGGTCACTTGCCATAGCTTTAGTTTTACCTTTGGTAACCTCACCGCCATTGGCAAGAAATTCAGCCTTCATTCGTTCTAATTCTTCGTCTTCTACTTTTGGGTTGTGAGTTCCCATTTTAACATCCTTGTTATTGTTATATCTATGCCATCATATAATCTTTACGCAATTGAGAATTCTTACCAAACATCATTTCGAATGTCTTAGCATCATCAACAGTTACAGTGTCATACACAGGTTCGTTAATGATTGTGCTATATTCTTCTTCTTGTAATGAGCCCAAGCCTTTAATATAACGATGCTTCCAACCAGTTTGCTTAACTTTGAACTCTGCAGCTTCCTCATATGTATAGAACCATTTGACTTCTTTAGCCTTGGTTGAAATCATAATAGGTGTACGAGTGATCTTAACTTTCTTTTCGAGTAGTAACCGAGGCCAGAACTTATAGAAGAACGCAATCAATAAAGGACTAATGTGGCCAATACCATCATGGTCGGCGTCGGTTAGTGTCGCGATATATTTGTAAGTCATATCATCGACGCTGTTTGGATTATTAATATCTAATCCAAGAACAGCAACAAGTTCTGATAACTCTTTATTCTTTAATACATCAGCTGGTTTCATATCCCAAGTATTCATAATAACACCACGTAGAGGATAAGCACCTACCTTATTAGCGTCTCGTACTTTCAACAAGAAACCCATCGCTGAGTCACCTTCCACAATTTTAAGAATTGCATCGGGCTTGTTTGCTGAGATATGCTTTGGAACCTTAACTTTACGTAAACCCTTTTGAGCTAACGTAGCGGCGCGTTTATCAGCCGCAATTTTCTTAGCAAGTTGCGCTTCAACAATTGGATCGATAATAGATGGCATGCCCATAATCTTACGAGCTACTGTGGCTGCATCCTTAACACCAGACTCAATAGAGTGATCACGGACGTTAGTCATTGGATTCGTTAAACGTTCTTTTGTTTGTGAATCAAATTTTGGATTGATAAAGTTGCGCGCAAACATTACAAAGGTAAGACCGTTCTTGATAGTTGACTTAGCAACCTCAATCTTGTGTTTACGCTTGATCATTGTTCCAAGCTCGTCTAAAACTCCATTAGTAAGGAAGTCGACGTATGTACCGCCTTGGCGTGTATTAACACCATTCACATAAGAGTTTGAACGGAATCCATCTTCTGATGAAGCGTAAAAGAATGAAAGGTTTTCTGATTTATCTATAACAGCATCACCATCATCGCCAACGAACATTTTAGCATATTTTCTAAGATCGTTTACTTTGATGCGTTTCTTGTTAAAGGAGAAGGTAATTTCAGGGAATGCCATTTGAAGGCCAACCATGCGATCTTCTACAAGAGATACAGTATCAAGATCATCGAGACTATCAACTTCGAAAAGACTATAATCTGGCACGAACGAAACTTCTGTTCCGCTTCCTTCAATTTGAGGTCCTTTCTTTACGTCGACATTAACAGCTTCACCACCGTCTTTACATTTAACAGTAATGAGTGTTTTATCTTTCCAAGTTTTACCAACGAACTTAGATGAAAGAAAGTTTGTAGCAGCTGAACCAACTCCGTTAGTACCAATAGTAACACGACTATCATCAAAGCTTGTACCAGCGTTTACACGAGTCCATGCAGCTACTGGTTGAAGAATTTTCTCACCACTAGTTTCATCGAATACTTCGTCTTGTGGAATTCCTCTACCATTATCTGTAACAACAACGACACCACTTTTAAGCGATACATCGATTTTATTAGCAAATTTAAATTTAGTACGAATTGCTTCGTCAATAGAGTTATCAAGAATTTCGTCAACCATTTTAGATAAGGCTGGAACATACCTTGCGGTTTTCCATTGACCCATCACAAAACGTTCAACTTCTTCTTGAGAGCTGGAACCCATATACATACCAATACGTTCACGTACGTGTTGGCGTGCTGTCAAAATTCTAAATTGTTCACTCAAAGGTTATTCTCCACAAGTTATCATCAATGTTGCTATTATATACTGTATCTACGTTACTGTCAACTATATTTTTCCAAGCCAATGAGTACAATCATCAGAAGGGTCTGGAAAGCTAGGTAAATTCGTGTCCATAGTCGTGTATCCACGTATTGTTTCAGTGCGTTATTTATAAATACTATCATAGCCTCTACGCAATGTCAATAGGAAATAGCACATGATTACGAATTTTTTGTCACCAATCTCATTTAAGGTTGTCATAGATAGACTTCCAAACGTTGAATTCTTTACCCAAAGAGTGAATTTGCCTGGGTTGAGCATGATGGCTCCGCAGCAAGCTTCTCCTATTCATAACATATATCAAACACCAGATCGCTTAGAATATTCTGATCTGGACTTAAGTTTTATTGTTGATGAAGATATGGAAAACTACCATGAAATTCTTTTATGGATGGAAGGTATGGGAACACCAGAATCTACGGACCAACGGGCTGCACTTGAGAAAAGTAAGTACGGTTCTAAATCTGACATGTCTATTATAATAGAGAGTAGTGCTAGAAATTCAAATATCAAGTTTACTTTTACTGAGTGTTTTCCTACTGCGCTTAGTGGTGTAGCTCTTGATGCTACGGCTTCTACAGTAACACACCCTGAAGTTAACGTTACATTCAGATATACCAATATGACGTTTGAAAAAATAAGTTGACACCTACCTTTTAGTGTGATATAATGATCTATGAAAACATTGCTAACTAAGAAGGCTACATTATGAGCGTTGAAGATATATCCGATATCTGGGCAGAAGATTCCACTATCGATGAAACAAATTTAGGAATGGCTGCTAAGAAAATTCCAGAATTGCACAACAAGTACTACACAATGTACTATAAAGAAGCGCTTAGAGTAAAGAAGCTTCGTTATGATTATAAAGAACTTGAGCTTGCTAAACGCGAATGGCTCGATGGTTCAATGGCTGAAGAAGATCTTAAAGATCATGGTTGGAAGCCAAATCCTAAAAAAATCATTCGACAAGACTTAGATAAATGGATTCAGGCAGATAAGGATATTATCAAGCTAAGTCTCCGTATTGATTATCATACAGAAAATGCAAATTATCTCGAAGATATCATCAAAACAATTCACTCAAGAAACTTCATCATTAAGTCTATGATTGATGTACTCAAATTCCAGCACGGCGAATACTAAATATAAATTAGTCGATTCATTATAAATAGATGTATAGATTATAATGAATAAGGTGCAATATGTCAGAAGTAATTAATGTAGAACAAAAAAACGCTGTACACTTAATAGTACGGTGTGATCCAGGCACCGCAATGGAGCTAAGTGAATACTTCTCGTTCAAACCTGCAGGATATCAATTTAGCCCTGCTTACAAAAACAGGATGTGGGACGGCACGATTAGGCTTTACCAACCAATGCGTCCTGTTCTTTATGTTGGTCTATTCCATCGTTTAAAGAAGTTCTGTGAAGATCGTGAGTATACATTAAACGCGCCAGATCATTTGATGTTAGGTGAAAGTATCCCAGACGATTATGGTATTACATTTGCTAAAGAAATTGGATGCAAATTTGAACCGCGCGATTACCAAAACTCATACATTGTAGACGGACTTCGTGATAGCCGTTCTTTGTCTTTATCACCAACATCTTCTGGTAAATCTCTTATCATTTATTTAATGCAACAGCATTACTATAGAGTTTTCAACCATCGTACACTTATTATCGTACCAACAATCTCACTAGTACATCAGATGGCTGGTGACTTTAACGACTATGGATGTGATCCTGATATGGTCTATAAGATTCAAGGTGGCGTTGATAAGAACACTGATGCGCCTGTTGTTATCTCAACTTGGCAGTCTTTGATGAAACTTCCTAAAGAATGGTTTGCACAATTCAAAGTTGTACTTGGAGACGAGGCTCACTTATTCCAAGCTAAATCACTTCAAAAGATTATGGAAGGTTTAGATGAATGTTACTATAGACATGGTTTCACTGGTACTCTAAAGACAGAAGAAAGTAAAACTCACCGTCTTGTTCTTGAAGGTTGCTTTGGTTCTGTGCGTAAGCACGTTACTACTAAGGATCTTATGGATGCAGGTACTGTTGCTGACTTTAACATTAAAGCAATCGTTCTTTCGCATAGCAAAGAAAACCGTAAGATATTCCACACTGAATTCAAAAAAATCAAGGAAGCTCAAAAGCGCTATCCTGCTGAACGTGAATATTTAGTAAACAACACCAAAAGAAATATCTTTATCAGAAATCTTCTATGGTCTCTCGAAGGTCAAAACAACTTAGTATTGTTTGATCTTGTTGAAAAACATGGTAAGATTCTTGAGCCTATGCTGCAAAAAGAAGGACGCGAACTGCACTTTATCTATGGTGGAGTGAGCGGTGATGAGCGTGAACGCATTAGACATTTGGTAGAAAATGATCCTGAAAAGAAACACAACATCCTTGCTTCTTTCGGTACGTTCTCAACTGGTGTTAACCTCAAACGACTAGATAACGTTATCTTTGCTTCTGGCTCTAAGTCTGAAGTTAAAGTTCTACAATCAATTGGTAGAGCATTGCGTAAGGGTAATGGATCAGACAAAGCAACACTATATGATATTGCTGACGATTTGACTCATGGATCATTCGAAAACTATACTCTACAACACTTCAAGAAACGTATTGAGATTTATGGTACTGAACAATTTGATTTTAGAGTGTATACAGTTGATATTTAATCATCCGCTTCGCGGAGTGTCAAAGACACAATACTATATGGAATACTTACTATTATATTAAAGAACATAAGATTATTATACCACGTTCCAGATTGCTGTCAACAGTTATTTTCAATTTAAGGTAAAAAAATGCATATGGCCAAGCGATGGTCAATTCTCTGTTTCATTAGGTCAAGTAAGATTAAAATAACTATTGACAGTACAGCAAATGTGTGTTAATATTAACTAAATCAAATAAACTCAACTTAAGGAGGATACCCAGTGGCTAAGAGACGTACACGTAATTACGTAAATAACCCTGACCTGCTAGCAGCTCTCGTCGAATACAAAAGAATTTCACGAGAAGCCGAAGATGCTGGCGACGATAGACCACGTGTTCCCGACTATATTGGTACATGTATTTACCAGATCGCTACAAGATTGGCAACCAAGCCAAACTTTTCTGGTTACTCTTATAAAGAAGATATGATTTCAGACGGTATCGAAAACTGCCTTCTATATATCATGAACTTTAAAGAAGAAAAATCTTCAAATCCCTTTGCTTACTTTACACAAATCATTTGGTATGCTTTCCTACGACGCATTGCTAAAGAAAAGAAGCAGATGTATATTCGCTTTAAATCTTCTCAGCATATGATTGCTACTGGTGGTACATATACAGGCGATAGTGATCTCCAACTAAATACTGCTGCAGATTATATGAATGACTTTGTTCAAGACTTTGAAGATAAGCTTGCAAAGGATAAAGCCAAGAAAAAAGAAACTGAAGCTGCTAAGAAAGCTGAAGCTGATTTGTTGGATGAGAATAACATTACGGCTGCTGGAGACGAAACTTGAGTAAAATCGCAATTGTAACTGATATGCATATTGGCGTTCGAGGTGATTCAAAGTTATTTTTGGATCACCAAGAGCGTTTCTTTTCTGAAGTGTTCTTTCCTTATATAGATGAGCATGATATTAAGATTATTTTTGATCTTGGTGATACATTCGATCGTCGTAAGTTTATTAACTATGTTTCTCTTGAACGTGGTAAGCAATTCTTCTTTGATCAGATCGCAAAACGTGGTATTGAATATCATGGTCTTGTTGGTAATCACACTACGTATTACACCAACACTAACGAAGTAAACTCTATGAATTTACTTTTACGCGAATATCCTGACTTCAATATTTACGAGAACGAAGCTAAAGAAATTCAAATCGGATCTACAAAATTCTTAATGGTTCCTTGGATTAACAACACTAACTATAAAGATATGATGACTACAATCCGCGAGTCAACTGCTCAAATATGTATGGGTCATTTTTCTATCCAAGGATTTGAAATGGACAAAGGTCACTTATGTGATCACGGTCTAACAAGAGACGTATTCACTAATTTTGAAGCTGTGTATTCTGGACACTTCCATCATCCTTCTACATATAACAATATTTCATATCTTGGCTCTCCTTATGAGATGTCTTGGTCAGATTACCAAGGTAAGCGTGGCTTCCGTGTTCTTGATACTGAAACTCATGAATTAGAATGGATTTTGAATCCTAACGTTATATTCCACAAAATAGAATATGATGACGCTGATATGACTATTGAAGATATTGCTAATTTAGATGTAAGTGCTCTTAAAGAT